ACTCCTCCTAAGCCGATATGAAGCTGCTGATAACCACTTAGAACTTAAACGGATTAAGTGGGATAACTACGAGAAACTTTTCAATAATGAACTCCAAGATAGTATTTCAGCTCTAACCAAGAGTGAGATATTTGATCCAGTCCTTTCTACTATGCAGATTGAACGTAGCAATAGGGTAATGGCACAGCTTATGACTGGTAAGTTTAAAAACATGAGTAAAGATGATGAGGCTAGTACCAAGCTGATGAATATGACGGTTGAGAAGTATGTTATACCTAACGCCAATTCACAGTTTGACTTCTTAACTAAGCTGAGAATGGTTGATTTAAACTCTAATATTTATGGAACCTTTGCGGTCTTCATTGACTGGATAGCTAAAGAGAAGGGCTACGTTGGACCAGATATGTGGTTGCTTAATAAGCGTGATGTATTCAAACAGGTGGGGGCGGTTAGTTTAGAGGACTCTGATTTTGTAATTGTTAGAACTTGGAAGTCTATTGAGTGGTTTAGATCAGTTGAGAAGCTAGACGGATACAAAGATGTTAAAAAGGTAATCGGTCTATTCTCGGATAGAGCAGGAGAGAAGCAGGACAGACAGTTTAAAGATAAGACCTCACGTGAGTACCACGAATACACAGATGCTATGGCAGCTAAAAAGTCTGGATTCTTTAAGGTGCTTTCAATGTACGAACGCGACAGATGGGTAGACTATGTGCCAGGAGCAGACACAATTATCAGAGACATGGATAATCCCAATGAGGATAATCAGTTACCAGTTATAGAGAAGTATTCACTACCACTACTAGAAGATGCGGATGGCATGGGGGATTCAGAAAGAGGCAAGAGCATGCAGATGGCACTTAACGCTAACTGGAATCTATATGCAGGTGGGATTAAGATGTCAATGTTCCCTCCAGTTAAGTTAGCCAAGAATGGTGTTGCAGCGATGAACTCTATTAAGTGGGGACCGGCCGAGAAGTGGCTAGGTAAGAATGACACTAACTTTGCAGAAGTTCTTAACTTAACACCACAGGGGACTAATACCTTTAATAATACTAAGCAATCTATTTACGGATCACTGCAACAACAGTTCGGCACTTCGTTTACTAACGTTAGCCAGTCAGACAGTAGCCTAGCAGGGAAGACACCACAAGCCCTAAAGATGCAGGTGGCTAGAGAAGGGGCAAGAGATAGTGCTGATAGATTTTATATGGAGTCGTTTTTAACTAAAGTTATGTCTCGCTTTGCTAATCTGATCACCAAGAAACAACCCAAGGCTTTACAGATCAGATTATTTAAAGATGAGATTGATGAGTTGTTTGAGGAGTATCCAGAGTTTGATAAGATGTACAACAAGAAGACAGGTAAGATTAAGATCAGTAAGGGTCAATTCAAAAATGCCTTATTTGATTATGAGATTGTTACAGGCTCAACTTATATAGCAGACAAGAAAGAACAACAGGATAACTTAACCTCAACCTTAATGTTATTAACGCAGAATTTAGGACCAAATGAAATGGGCGAAGTATCATCACCTATTATTGACAGGTTAAAGCAAGAAGGCAGAGACACAAGCATATCGGAGCTTGTAACCAGGATACTGTCTAACTCTGGCACACAGAGCTGGAACAAAATACTTCCTGACATTACTAAGGGCGATAAAGCTCAATTTCAGACTGAACAGATGTTACAACAGCAAGCTCAACAGTTTGATCAGGTTATCCAGCAGATGATGCAACCTACTATGAATCAAATCCCAACAGAACAACCAGGTATGCCACAGCAGGGAATACCACCACAAGGAGGAATGAATGTCTAACGCAATACACCCAGACTATTTTAAGGATTTTAGAGTAACTAAAGATGAAGAAGAAAAGCCTATTGAATTAAAAGAGGAACAGGTATTATCTGATTTATCACAGACTGCGGGTTGGAAAGTATTAAAAGAATACATTAATGATTTAAAAGAAATGTTAGATAAAATCTTGCAAACCTCTATGGAAAGTGGAGCAAGTTTTGAGGAGATAGGACAAAAGACTCTAGTTGTTACTTTGGCAAAATCATATTTAGATCAAGTAATTGAGAGGGCTGAAGATGCAAGAGAAGCCATCCAATCAGAGTGAACAGCTCTTTAACAATATAATCAGGTTCCCGTCAGGTAAACATATCTGGAGACAGCAAGGTCCTTACTTAGTTTGCCAAGCGTGTCCGCTTCATCATGCAATCTTCGTAGGAATGGATAAGGTAATGGTCGGTGAAGAAGAAGATGGTAAACCAATATTGCGGGATAAGGATAGCATTTAGTCTAATTAGCTGAATGTTATCGCATATCTCACATAAGCGCATAATGGTGTGCAATATCAAGGAGGACTTCTATGGAAGACCAACAAGAGGCGTTAAACACTCCGGCTGAATCTGAAACAGCCGAAACCGAATCGCCAGCGGAAACACAAACAGTTGAGGAAGTATCACCTCAAAAGAAGGTAACCAAAAAAGGTGCAGAGTCACGCATCAGAGAGTTAAGCGGCAAGGTACACTCGCTAAAGGATAAAATTGAGGAACTCACGAACCCAGTCGGTTCAGACAGCACACAGATGCGGTCACAACCCCCTCAAGAAAATAAACCATTAGTGGGACCTGGAGAGGAAATAGACGGAGTTGAACTTGAGAGGCGAATGGCAGACCGTGAACAACGGATTATGCAACAAGCTAATCAAATGGTAGACTTCAAGACTCGCCAAGCCGCAGTTATTGAACGCATCAACCGTGAAACAGTTGAAGTGGTCGGTAAATTTCAAGAACTTGACCCGGAAAGCGATGACTTTGATGAAGAGTTATCTGATGCTATGTATGAGGCAGTAGAAGCAAAGGTTAAATCTGATCCAACTGCTTCAGTCAAGCAATTTGTTACTAAACAAATGAAACTCTACAAAAGAGAAGCAACACGTGAGAAGGCAGGTGAGAGTAAAGAGATATCTAAGCAATCGGCTCAATCTGCTATCAAACCTTCTCAAAATAAATCTGTTGATACAAAGTTTACAGATTTATCAATATCAGAAATGCGCAATAAACTTGGATACGCGCAATAGGTCATTAAAGAAAGGAGGTAAAATATGGCACAAATTAATATTACTACAGTCTTAACCCAGGAAATGATGACTTTCTACGAGAAAGTCTTCCTTGAGAGAGCTAAGGTACAAGTTGTAAATGATAAGGGTGCGGTTAAAAGAAACCACCCTAAAAATAGCGGTAAAACTATAAACTTTACCAGACTATCACCATTAACAATTTCTACTACTCCATTAACTGAAGGGTCAAATCCTTCTGCTAGTGCGATTACGGCTTCTACTGTTCAAGTAGTCCTATCAGACTATGGTGCAACTACTATTAACTCTAAATTGATCTCGCTAACAAGCATTGATCAAGGTATGGAGGAAATGGTGGGAGCATTTGGACAGAACATGGGCGAAACACTCAACGCAGTAGTTGGTAACACTTTAGCGTGTGCAACTGCATTCTTCAACAATGGACACAACGTGTCTACGGTTGTAGCAGGAGACATACTAAATGCATCAGCTTGTCGTTGGATGGTTCAAGCACTAGAAACCAACAAGGCTTTGACTTATGAGGATGGTTTTTACATTGGTAAAACCACACCTCAAAATAAGGTTAATTTGTTAGGAGATACTACATGGGTCGCAGCTCATACGTACTCTGACACAAAAGAACTTTATCAAGGCGAAATGGGTGAACTATATCAGATTAGATTCTTGCTCAATGGGCAGGTTGTTTCTGGTGTAGGAAGTGCGTCAGACGCAGCTTGTACAGTTGTTCAGTATTACACTTATGTTCACGGTAGAGATGCTTTCGGTACTATCAACCTAGAAGGTGATATGCCTAAGCTCTATATTGTGAATCAAGCGGATAGTGGCAACGTCGCAGGTAGACTAACATACATTTCGTGGGCAGGAACATACGCAAGTACGTTACTGAACTCGTCATGGGCTTTAACAGGTAAATTCCCTATGGGTTAAACTATAAGGAATTACTTCCCCCTCTGTAAAAAGAGGGGGATGTTAAATATGATATAATAAAAATATGTCAAAAAATTATTCAGGAATGGGCAGGCAGGCAGATGGAGAAAACCTTGTGCAAATGGCTAAGACTGCTACCAATAAATCCGAAAGAACAGCAGTGGCTCACGCTATGCATAAAATAAGACACGAAACTCCTTTAATTAAATCAATGCGAGAATCTTTAATAAAAGCTACAAGACAAAACGATCACAAAAAGATACAAGAGATACATGAGTATGTAGCTTCTAAAAAGAAATATCAAAATGAGTGATTACAGAAAAGCAACTACTCCTAGTGAAAGCAAAACTCCTAGTTTTGAGAATAAGACTAAGGCGGTAACTCAAACCCCAACAACGGTTGAACCTCCTTATAGTGAATATGAGAGTAAGAATGATAAACCTTATTCAGTAGATTACTTTGAGTTAGGTAGGTACTGGGATCATGGCGAACTTTACAACAAAGAAATTGGTTCAATAGAAACTTATATGTCACATTTAGTTAAAACTGGTGAGATTAACAATTCCATAAAGGCTGTTAAAAATAAGATGAAGAAGATTGAGAAGATGATTAATATAGACCCGGAGGATAGGAAAGCCTCACGCGTAGGTAGGGTAGCAGCCTATATGGAGTTTTTGATTAAAGCTGACAATATTAAGCGAGACTCGGCTAAATACTCGCTAACCTAGTTTGTGATATACTACATCTATGATCAAAGCTGTAATTACCGGTCATAGAGGCTTCTTAGGAAAACATTTTTTAGAAAAAGTAAAAGGTGAATTTTATTTACACAGTCGTGGTGGGTTGATGAGTTCTATTTCAAAGTTTCAACCGGATTACATTTATCACTTCGCAGGTGAGATTTATAAAGATGAGGAAATGGTTGAGTCTAACATTCTCCTTACTTATAGACTACTTGAGGAAGCTAGAAAACTCCCAATTAAAGCATTTATCTACATCGGTTCTTCTTCAGAATACGGACGTAAAGACCACCCAATGAGTGAGACTGATTATCTTGACCCCACTAATATATATGAGGCAACTAAGGGGGCTGGTACGCTACTTTGTCAGGCTTATGCACGTCAGTATGGAGTACCGGTAATGATTGCCAGACCATTTTCATTATATGGTAAGCATGAACCTAAAAAGAGATTTATCCCTACTATAATCCATAGTGTCTTAAAGG